ATCGGTTCGTCAAACGGGGTAGCGATTGTAAGCGATATACCGGCCATGGTTGCTATACGAACTTTTGGTGGTGCATCCGACGGTATAGGAGCAATCGCCAATATCTCCGCTATGACAGCGATTAGAGGAATGGCGGGTAGTTCAAACGGCGGTTCCAGTGCGAGCGTACCGGCGATGAAAGCAATCAGAAAGTTGGGTGGTTCGTCAGCGGGCGGTTCAGTGGTTAGCGATATACCGGAACTCAAGGTAACGATTACTCTTGCTGGTACGACGGACGGATTATCAACTGCTGGTGCGGTAGTCAAGGTAACGAAAACCTTTATAGGATTGAGTAGTGGTGTAGGGGCGCATAGCCCTCCGACCGAATTGAAGGTCACTAAAAAGCTGAAAGGTACATCCGCCGGTGGTTCTACCGCCGAGGCTGATGTTAGCGTTTCGGCGGGTGTAGTCGAGGAGTTGCTTGTTGGGCAATCTGACGGTTTAAGTACAGCGGCGGCAACATTAAATATAATAATGAAGTTCGCCGGTATGTCGGATGGTCTATCGACGGCTGGTGCTACCCTCGAAGAAAGTACAAACGTAGCAGGTGCGTCGGACGGAAGTTCGACTGCCGGTGCTACCGTTAAGGTAACCAAAAAGTTGGCGGGTGCTAGTGCGGGTTTATCAAGCGCTAGTGTTTCCGTAATCGTTGAGGTTTTGCTTAGTGGAGCCTCAGACGGTTCATCGACCGCTAGTGCTACCTCGAAAGTTTTGAAAAAGTTACTAGGTACTTCTGATGGCCTTTCGACAGCACAAGCAACCACAAATATAACTAAAAAACTTTCAGGGCAGACGGACGGCGTGGCTACCGCGACTGCAAGCTGGAAGTGTACGTTCACATTAGGAGGTGCTACGGATGGAGCTTCAACGGCGGGCGGTGTTCTTGAGGTTCTCAAGAAACTTGCGGGAGCAAGTGACGGCGTGTCCACCGCCACAGCCACGCTCAAGAAGTCCTTTAATTTAGCGGGCCAAGCAGACGGTTCCTCCGTAGTTACAGATACACCTCTTAAAGTTACCAAGAAATTAGCTGGTATCTCCGACGGTTCTTCAACCGCAGGGGCGACGTTGAAAGTAACCAAACCGTTGGGCGGTGCCTCAGATGGTACATCAACAGCAAGCGCTACACTCAGAAATATCAAAGAGATTGCTTGTGCCTCCGACGGTACATCGACTGTATCCGATGTAACACTTAAAGCCACCAGGAAGCTCGCTGGTGTATCAGACGGTACATCGGGTGCGGCAGGTGCCCTAAACGTCACCAGGACGCTCCTGGGCGCGTCTGACGGTACATCTACCGTAGTTGCCACCGTCAATATAACCAAAAAGGTTTCAGGAACAAGTGCTGGCTCGTCAACCGCAAGTGCTACGCTACAAGTTGAAGAAGCCGCTGTAATAGAGTTGTTGGCGGGGACTTCGGATGGTAGTTCAACCGCTGGGGCTTCGCTTGTAGTTACCAAGAAGTTATCAGGTAGTTCAGACGGCGGTTCTACTGCTTCGGCTATCGTGAATATTACTAAAAAGTTAAGCGGATTCACGGTGGGCCTCTCGACGGTGAATTGCTCGATATCACCCATCCGAGGGTTAGCGGGAGCAACCGCTGGTTTATCAACAGCAACAGCTACCCTCGCGGCAACGATAGGCTTGGTTGGTCAGTCGGATGGTTCAAGTACGGTTACCGCCGGTTTGAAAATAAGTAAAACGTTTGCCGGTATAGCGCAGGGCGGTAGTACCGCAGGTGCTATCTTAAAGATAACCAAAGTGTTTGCCGGTGTTTCGGACGGTCAATCAACCGCTCAAGCGCGGCTCACACGTATCAGAAAATTAGCGGGTGTAACTGACGGCTCAAGTACCGCCCAAGCAGCAGCAATAGTTGCCAAAGAAGCATTGGTAGCTGGTTCGTCCGCGGGTGTCGGAACAGCAAGCGCATCCATAACAGTCAAACGTTCACGGCAAAGGGGTACGATAACCGATGAACGTATAGAGGTTGACCCGCTGAAACAACAAAGCGAGGTAGCTACTACTCGTAGTGAGAGAAGCGATGTGACTACAAGCAAGGGTAGTGGCGATGTATCGACCAGCAAAAGGAGCAAGGGAACGATAACAGTAGAAAAGGACGAACAATAATGCTACAATGGAGGATAAGATGGATACTTACTTTACAGGACAAACGCTAAGACTTACAGTGACGTTCTTGGATGACGCGGGTGACCCTGCCGACCCGACGGGACTGGTTTACAGTCAACGGGTAGATATGGACGCGGCCACAACGTTTACTTATGGGGTAGACGACGAGCTGGTACGTCAAGAGGCTGGTATTTATTACGTTGATGTAGCTTTAACGGCTGGTACGTGGGCATATGGCTTTATCGGTACAGGAGCGGTTGAAAATGCGATAGAGGATTCCTTCTTGGTTCTCTCCGCGTTGGACATTGAGCCGTTGGTCAAGTTTGCAGAGGCCAAAGCGTATCTTCGCATACCCACAACCGATACCAGCGAGGATGGCATAATTAACGGTATGTTACTTGCTATCGAAGCGCTTATTAAAGAGAATCTCGCGACACATATTATAGCGGAGGAAGAAACCACTTACCTAGACGGTGGCTTTGAGTTTCTCCTGATACCCAAGTATCCCGTGAGCGTAGCAGTGGGTAAGGAGATCACAGTCCACGATGATATTTGGGATGTGGATGTAGACTCAGACTTTTATCGTTTGGTTCCTTCTACGGGACAAATCTTTTACCTGAACGAAGCGGGCCTTTGGCCAACAGGGACTAAGCGATATCTCGTCACCTTTACCAGCGGGTTATCCCTTCGTGCTGCTGCCGATTATAAGCGTTGTGTCAGACGAATCAAACAGGCTGAGTTGATGTGGCTTGCTGATATGTATTACAACCGCAAAGCGTCTACCTACAAAGATGTTATCGACGATACCTCAGAGAATTACGAGTTGCTAGACCATCTTCCCAAAAAGATAGAAGCCATGCTTCAAGGTCTACTCGCCGTAACAATGGATTTGTAAGTCATGCTTTATAATTACAAAATAACCTTCTATACCAAAACCGAGGACTTCACCGCCGGGGAAGTTAGCGCGTCCTATGTTGAGCGCGGCACCATGTATGTTCATTTTATACGTCGGGCTGTGGAACAAATAAGCGGTAAACGAAAACAAGAGATCAAACACGTGACTATGGTTTATCAAGAACCGCCCGTTGCTCTAGCGTTCCGTGATATCATCAAAGATGAGGACGGCGTTTATTATCGTTTAGAGACTGACCCGTTTGTAAAAAAGGGTGCTACCAAGCGTCGGTATGAGGTACGTTTGATTGAGGATAAGGATGTGACCATATCGTGAGTAGTATCTTTGTACCCGATCATGCAAGCACTCAAGCCTTTCTAAAACGAGTGGACGAAATAATGAAAAGGCGAATGATTGCTGCCTGCGTTGTTGTTGAAGGAGCAGTTAAACGAAACATTGGCGGACAGGGTGGTGGTCGTTTATATGGCTCCCATCGAGCGTCCGTACCTGGGGCTTTTCCTGCCCGTTGGACTGGTCGATTGGGTGATAGTGTTCATTGGTGGGTGTCTGGTTTGGGCAGAACCCTTCACGGATTTATCGGTTCTAATGAAAAACACGGCCCTTGGTTGGAATACGGAACCGCTCGAATGGCCCCGCGGCCCTGGTTACGGCGAACAATACATGAAATGCGAGAAGCGGTTGCTCGAATACTGCTGAAAGGAAATTAAGATGGCTGATTGGAAAGCAATAGGTAACGCATTACATACTTTCTTAGCAGGAGAAAGAGATATAACCGATTTGGTAGAAACCTATCAAACGAAACCCTCTATTTTCGTGGGGTTGGCTGCTCCTGGTGCAAAGGCTCCCTATATCAGTCTCCATTACATCGGTATATCAGCCGATGATACCCATGATAGTAGGGGAGAAAAAGCAGTTTATCAAGTAAACGCTTTCGCCTATAAATTGTCAGAAGCGATAGATATTCTCAGCAAAGTAAATACCAAATTACACTGGCAAACGGTAAGTAATATTGCCGGTTATTATAGTCTTAGCGCTCGTCGATGCTCTGATGCTAACGAGTTAGACCTAGAGGACGACGAGGAGCTTTTTGGTATGACCGCTGATTATGAGATAACAGTTCAAGAAGTATAGCAAGTTATAGCCTACTTGTGCTATAATTACCCTTAGACAAATAGAAAGGAGCGATAACTCATGGCTTTTGTAGCGAATGGAACGACTTTTTCCTTGAATAATGAGGTCATAGCTGAGTTGCGGAAGATCGACGGCCCGTCTATCAAGCGGGACGATATCGATACAACCAACCACGATGGCACTTATTGGAAAGAGTTTCTGCCTGGTCTAGTAGAGGGCGGCGAAATCGACTGTGAAGGTAACTACGTGCCAAGCGATTTAGGTATTCTTGAGATAATCGATGCGGTTACTACGGATACTGTGCTTTCGACTTGGGAGATCACTTTCCCTAACGGGTATGGTTTTTCTGGTACAGGTACGGTTACTTCCTTTAAGCCGACCGGCCCCTATGACGACAAGTCAGAAGTCAGTTTTACCGTTAAGACTAGCGGTGCAATCACCTTTGAAACCCCGTCCTAAGATGGGCGGGCAAAGGTAAACTAAAGAGAAGGAGTAGATGATGGCTACGAAACTATCGGAGATGCAAAAACGAAGCATCGAGATTAACGTTGACGATCAGTTGCTTTACTTACGGTACGACCTCAATGCGCTTGCCGTATTGGAGGAGAAGTATGGCGACATTGACAAGGCGTTTGATTTCGAGGACGATTCTTCCAGCATAATTAGCAAACTACGGTTTGTTCTTCATACAGGACTGATGGCTAATCAGCCCGATATGACGATTAACGATGTTGGTGCGCTTTTCACTTTGGAGAACCTGCAAGAGTTCCAAGATGCGATTGGTGGGGCTGTTGAACAGGGGATGCCCGAGGAAAAGAAGGATGAATCAAAAAACGTAAAGGCTCCCAAAGACCATTTGACGAAAAAGGCTGCTTCATCGACGACCCGAACAAAACCAAAGGGCCGATAAACTGGGCAGATATCCGTCACACGTATTTGCAGATGTGTGGAAAGAAAGAACGAGATTTTTGGGAGGCGACGTATCGAGAGATAGATATAGCTATCCAAGCAGCTCTCAAGTTCGAGCAAGACCATGATTTGCCCATGATGGCTATTTTGGCCACATGGACAGCGGTACAACACAGAGCAGAGAAGATGCTTGATATCGAACAACTTCTCGGTAAGAGTGGAACGCACAACGCTCCAATGAGTAAAACTGAGATGGTGTCAAATATTTACTATATGCATGAGAAAGCGGTGGAAAGAAAGAAACAAGAGGGAGAAACTAAACTAAGAGAGGAGCAACCCGACGATGTACGGTAAACTCGGAACGTTGTTCGTTGATATAGAATCAAGGGACAAACTGACCGGCAGCCTTATGGGTCTGGGTAGTCGAGTCTCTGCTTTAGGAGCTACCCTAACCCGTCGTTTAACCCTGCCAATTCTAGCGGCGACAGGTGCCGCTGTTGGGATGGGCGTTAAACTGTCTGCTTCTCTTGAGCAATCCAAAATCGCGTTCACCACCATGCTTGGTTCCGCTAAAAAAGCAAACGCTTTTATCGAAAAGATGAAGCGTTTCGCTGCTAAGACCCCTTTCGAGTTTGAAGGCTTGCAACACGCCGCCAGGATGTTGCTTGCTTATGGTTTTGAGGCAAAGAAGATATTGCCCACCTTGCGGTCGGTCGGTGATGCCGTAGCCGGTTTGGGTGGCGGTGCTGTTGAAATTCAACGAGCGACACGTGCGCTTGGTCAGATGCGGGCCAAGGGTAAGATCGCCTCACAAGAGATGCTCCAATTGACTGAGCTTGGAATCCCGGCCTGGGAAATCCTCGCTAAGAAAATGAACAAGTCAACCGATGAGGTCATGGAGATGGTTCGTAAGCGGCAGATCAGCGCCGCCAAGGGCATTGAAATGATCGTTGAGGGTATGGGCGAACGCTTCCCCGATATGATGAAGAAACAGTCCAAGACACTGATCGGTGTTTGGTCAACATTCAAGGATGAGATGTCTTTCATCCTCATGGATATCGGTGATGCGATTGTTAAGAACCTTAATTTGAAACAAACCATTCTCAATTTAAGTGCATGGTTCAAACAAAACAGAGAAGTCATTGTTAAAGCGATTGCCAGCTTTGTCAGAGGTGTCCGAGACTTTTTCCGAGTGTTAGCGCCTATTGCCCGAGCGATTGGGCGATGGATAGCAGCTAATCCGAAACTTGCAGGTACTTTGGTCGCACTCTTGGCCGCTCTAGGGCCGGTCATATGGATGACTGGTAAGTTCATTCAGGTAGCCGCTGGACTACGTTGGATATTTGTGGTTGCTATACCGTTTATCAAAGCCGCATTGGTTGGCCTCGGTGTAGCTGCTTGGCCCGTTGTCGCGGTGATCGCGGCCTTGGCAGCGGTAGCTGCGGTTCTCTATGTTCACTGGGATAAGTTCTCTAAAGTCCTTGCGCCAGTAACCAAGGCGTTCAAAGAACTTTGGTCAACCCTCAAGACGCTGTTTTACGAGCTGTGGCGAGTGCTTAAACCGTTGCTCCTGCCCGTTATCAAAATGGTTGCTGGTGCTATTGGTATAGCCCTTTTGGTGGCTTTATCAGCCGTAGCCCAAGTTCTCGTTTTAATCATCAATGTAATTACCGGAGTTATCAAGATATTCATTGGTCTAGGACGGGTGATCTATGGTGTGGGCGAAATATTGTGGGGATTTGTAACAGGCAACCGCAAAATGATGGCCCAAGGTGTCAAGGATATGCAGAAGGGCGCTTCTGAGATAGGCGACGGTTTCAAAACCATCGTAGTAGATAGCGCCAAATCGATATACGATATAACAAAAGCAACCGTTGAGGGCATTGGTGAGATGCTTGGTAAGGGTAACACTAAGGCAGCCGAGGCAGCCGAGAAGGGCGGTAAAGCGGTTGGCGACAAACACTCCAAAGGCAAAAAAGATGGATTGAAAAAGGGCGAAAACGATATCGAGGATACCGTTGACGAGGACGGCAGAGCGGCCACCAAGAGAGCTAAAAAACACGGTGAGGACGCGGGCGAGGCTTGGTCAACTGGTATAGAGGGCGGCTTGGTTGGTATGGGCGCACGTGCGTTGAAGCCCTCAAAAAGTGATATGGCGGATAAAGAGGAATTAGAGGCTCATCTCCACCGCCGCAAAGCCTATTGGAAAGCGTATGCCCAAGCTGATATAGAGGGCGCAGATAGACAGATGAAGTTGGCCGAGGCACACGAACGGAAAGCTGATCGTCTGCGGGGCAAAAGCGATGATAAGGTCATACGAGATAAAAAAACCCACCACAAAAAACGAGAAGGGTTATTTAAAACTTTTCAGAGGAATGTCAATAAAATCCTCAAGGACTCGCTTAATAAACAATCGGGTATATTTTTACTTAGCCGTAAGAACAGATTAGCAGCACAAAAAGGTTTTCAAATAAGAGAACGGTTTGCTACTAAGAACCATCAAACGCTGGTGGCTGGTATATGGAAGTTCGCCGGGAATCAGATAGCTAACCTTGATCGCTTGTTTAAGGGTCAAAGAAAAACCAGACGAGTAACTGCCAATACCGGCGAACGACGCGCAACTAAGTACCATTGGAGCCGCATACTCTTTATAACCAGCTTGGCTCTGTTTGGCCCTGCCGGTTTGCTTGCTATTAACTTCCGGTTCGGTAAACGTTTAATTGAGTGGTTAAAGGGCGCTTTTACCAGACAACGGGGAGTAAATAAACGACACTGGACGTTTACTAAAATAATTACCCGTTTAGGTCTTGTCCGTATTTTTAATATGATGAAAAGGAAAATCAATCAATTCGGTAATTGGTTGGTAAAGATTCCTCGGATGTTTTACAACAGAATTATGCGTAAAGCCAGCTGGATGTATCGTGCCGGTCGCGGACTTGTCAGGCGAATGATTAAGGGTGTAAAAAATACCTTTAATGACTTGACAAAGGCAGGTAAGAAAGCCGGTAAGAGTACGCGAAAAGGCGCTCAAAAGGGCGGCAAGGGTATTGGAAAAGACGGTAAGAAGATTGGTAGAGGTCTGCGTAAGGGTTTCCGAAAAGGCTCTGCGGGCGCTGGAAAAGATGGTCGAAAAGCCGGTAGGCAAGTAGGCAAGGGCTTCGGTAAGGGCGCTAAAAAGGGTGCCAAAAAGAACGGAGTGAAAACGGCCAAGGAGTTTATCCAAGGTCTGAGAAAGAGACTCGGTATTCAATCGCCGTCTATGGAAGCAAGAAAACTCGGTGTAGCAGTTAGCCAGGGTTTTAATAACGGTGTTGGTTGGCAAAAACTAAAACAATCCTCTGCTAAAAAGATGGGCGACGTAACCAATGAGATGCAGAAGGTACTAATGAAATTTAATGAGTGGCTCAGAGGTTTACCGAAACTCTGGAAACACACCCTACTGTTGAACGCTCACTATATGGGCGAGGCTGGTAAAGCACTAGCTAAGACCCTTATCGGCGCTGTTAAAGCTCGCTTGGGTATTTCGTCACCGTCTAAAGAGTTCCAAAAAATTGGTAAGTATATGATTATGGGCTTGATTGAAGGGATGAGTCAAGACGATTTAATGAGCGTATTATACAATCAGTTTGGTGGTTGGGAAACCTTCGCTAAACATATTCTCGATGTAATACAAGGTAACCTGGGTAAAGGTTGGGCTTGGTTGACTGATTTTTTAGGCACCGATTCTCAAGCGCTTTATGCCGCCCTTCAAGAGAGATTTGGCGCAGATATGGGGTTTGGCGGTGCGCTTTCAGGAGTAGCATTAGAGGTCGGTAATGTAGATATGATGAGGGCTATTGCTGAATGGTTGATCTCTCAAGACCCCGACAGCAATTCGAGTATCTCTAGTCTATTCCGTCCAGGTGACCCGCGACAACACGGTAAAGGACAAGCGGTTGATATCGCTCCTGGTAGTGATAAAATTGCCAACTTAGCTGCTAAAATTATTGGTTACGCTGGTGATTGGGGAGCAGACACCAAGGGCGCTTTTGGAGTCTTGAGTACAGATTTTGGTCAGGTTCTTTGGAAAACAATGGTTGGTGGTAACCACTGGAACCACGTTCACCTGGGCATTAAAGCGATATCTGACTTTCTAAAAAACCTTACTACTGGTGCTGGCGGTGGCGATGTTTGGACACAAGTTAAAAATGCCTTTGACGATCACTGGCCTGCCCCTCAACAATTGGCTGACTTGAAAAGTTTGCTTATGGCTGAGTCAGGAATGGACCCGCAAGCCGATAACCCAAACTCAGATGCTTGGGGCTTGTTTCAGTTCATGTTAAATCTACACGCAAAACCTGGCGGTTATTTACCAAGAGGTATGGACAGTACCCTTCAAGAACAGATAGCAGGCGGTATCAGATATATTAGAAACGCCTATGGTAGTCCATCAGAGGCTTGGCGGATGCACCAAAGTCGTAATCCGCATTGGTATGAGGGCGGCGGTGAGGTATCCGCTACTCTCCATTCTGGTGAGCGTGTATTGACACAACAGCAAAACCGTTGGTTTACTGCTCTTGCTCGGCCTTTGGCTTCCCTATTGTCTGGTGCTGGTGAAATGAGCTATACTGAGAGGGATAGAAAGGTAACGGCTGTTATACCAAACGGTACTCAGTTCAAGATCATTGACTTACACAACGGTATCGTTGAAGCGGTTGGTGAGGGGTTTGACCTTTATGACGAGAACAAGGCAAAAGATTTAAGAAAGGTGTATAGAGGTAGATAATGATTATCAATCTTGAAAGAGGTTTTGCAACTTATACGGACGACAATAATGCCGACGTTAATTACTACGGCAAGCCGTGGCTGTACGCTTGGTCAGGTGTTAAAGCCGCTTATATGTATACTCCGCTCACTGAGGCCAAGGGCGGGGTTATTCCCTCGCTCGATAATGTCTTGGTCTATACCGGCAAGCTCCATCTATATGTAGGACAAAACCTCCCAGCATCCACCACCGTCACAGTTAAACGTATCACCGAGGAATGGGACTACAACACTATTACCGACAACGATCAACCGGCAGTGACCGCCACCGACCAAGGCACGTTGGTTACCTCGGCCTCCGCTGGTACGATCATCGAAATCGATATCAAAGATATGATACAAACCGTGGTCGATAACAAAGAGGCCAGCGGTTATGTGTGGTTCGGCGTACAAGTTACCGTTGATAAAACCTCCGATTGTGTGTTTGCTTCCTGGCGGAATGACGGACTCTCCTCCCGACCGTTTGTTGAACTCAAGTATTCAGTACCGCCAGGGCGACCACTTGACCTTCGCCCGATGGAGGGCGGAGTGAGTACGCTTACCCCAGTAGTAGGGGCTATGTTTAATGACGACGACTCAGAGGATTATTGCTCGAAGCTCCA